AGTTGTTACAACTAGCACAAGTATTTTCATCATCTGCAATACTTTGATTTTCGCATTCGTTACAGTGAAAATAATATCTACCCATACTACAAGGCTTGCCAACTGTTTCGATATTTAAAGTAACTTCTTTTCCAAATTCTTTAATCCAAAGTTCTTTGGTGAAAGTAAGTTTAAAATCTTGTTTGTACATATTACACACCTATCTTTCAAATATAAATACACCAGCCAATAAAATACATAATACTAATATAATCATCTCTATACACCACTCCTTATCATATCAATTAACCTTTGTTTACCAATATGTTCGATTGCTTTTTCTGAAAAATCCTCGTCTAAGCAATAGACAGCACCCTGTATTTTATAAAAGCAACCAATATGATTTTCTAATGTATTTCTAGAAGGAACATATACTATACAAAATTTTTCTTGCTCTTCGTTATTCCAATCAATCATTTCCTTACCATTCAACTCATCAGCAAGTGCTTTGAGTTCTGCTTTGGTTTTAAGATTTTCCAAATGTTTTTTTGCTTGTTCGTGTGTTTTAAAGCAATTACCTTGTTTCAATCTCCATTTATCAATATAAGACATTGAATATCCACAATTTTCCACATCTCCACAACTATCAATATAAAAATAATTTTGTTCAATTTCGGGTTGCCATTCTTTATTATCTTTTTCTTTTTGCAACTCTTCTAACTTTCTTTTTAATCTATAGTTTTCTCGTTCTAAATTAGCGATTTCAGACTTTAAATCACTTACAAAATCATCTATTTTATCAAACATGTTTACCTCCTAATATCCTAACTTATTCATATTAACATAATCATTTATAATGTCAAGTATTTTATTAAGTATTTCTTCTGTTGGTATACTACTTCTTTCGTCACGGTTATACCACGTATATACTTGCTCTTTTATATCATTTATACACATTGCCATATCACTAGCTTTGTAGTGTTGTTCTAGCTCTGTATAATCAAGGTTTTCATCACTTGTATTAAACTCAAATGTTACTTTCATCTTCTACCTCTTTATTTAACAACTCTTCGCTATTGTTTGGTAATTTTATTTCAAAAGTAAAAGTTTTTGTTTTATCTTTTAGTTTACACCCTTCGATATACCCTTCTTTGTTGTATATAAATTCTAGTATATCGTCTTTTTTTAAATTGTAAGACTTTAATACTAACTCTTCTTGTACTTTTTTTGGAAAATTTTTCATCATTCGTAAATGATTAACAATTACTGTGTCACCTTCAATTTTTACTTCTGGGTCTGCCATTTTTGGTGAAAACAAAGAAAGAAGTGGGTCATCTTGCGAAATAAACCCTCCTGCTATATCTTTTAATGCCATTTTTACTGCTTCTATAATAAATTCTTCCATATATACCTCGTTTATTTACAACCAGTATACCTTATTTTTATAAAAATGTCAAGAAAATTAAGAACAATGATGCATAATATGTAACTTAATATCTTTTTCGTCAAATTTTAACTTCAAATCTTTAAAATCACGTATTACCACTTGTTTAATTTCTTGTATACTTTCAGGCGAAAAATCAAATTCTACATAATCGTATAATTCCCTTAATACAAATATTTTTTTACCCAAAAGGCTATAATCACCGCCCATACCATCTATTATATAAAGGTATTCATCTGGTAAATACTCTGTATAAACTACGTTGTTATAATCTTCAATGTTATACCATTCTAGTTCTTTATCTGCACTATTTTTAGCAAACAAAAACTCGTTATACTCACCTTTTATACCAACAAAACAAATTAAATTTACATCTACACCCATGTTATACCTCCTCTTCAAATAAGTATTTATACCTTTTTGGGTATATATTTTTTAAAGGTAATCTTTGTACTATATTTCTTACCGTGCTAGCTAAACTGTTTATATAAACTTCTACGATATCACCGTCTTTTAAAGACAAAAGTAAATCACTTATATCTTGTGCTAACTCTTTACAATCAACTTCATCTAAACCACGTGCTGTTACAAATGGTGTACCCAATCTTATACCAGAAGTTTTAAAAAATCCTTTTTTATCATTTGGTATAGCATTGCAGTTGCAAATTACACCGCGATATTCTAAAACTTTTGCTATATCTCTTCCAGATAAACTCCATTCTGATAAATCAAGTAACATTAAATGATTATCAGTGCCACCAGAAACGACTTTTATACCATTTTGTATAAAAGTGTCTGCCATAACTTTAGCATTTTTCTTAATGTTTAACGCATATCTTTTAAAACTATCAAAGTTATTTAAAATCTCGGTAAAACACACAAGTTTAGCATATATCATATTACCTAAAGGTCCACCTTGACAGAATGGTATTACCCCACGTGATATTTCTTTTTCAAACTTGTTTTTATACAAAATTACACCACCACGTGGACCATTTAACATTTTATGAGTGGTAAACGTTACGCAGTCAAACCCATAATCTATAGGATTTTGGTGTAACTCTGATATTACTAAAGAAGTAATATGTGCTATATCAGCTAATGTATACGCACCAACTTTATCAGCAATTTCTTTAATTCTTTTAAAGTCTACTTCTCTGCTATACGCAGATATACCGGCAATTATAAGTTTTGGTTTATGTTTTAAAGCTAATTCTTCAATTTGTCTATAATCAATTATACCATCTTTGTCTAAACCATAAGATATAACATTGTGGTATTTACCAATAAAAGATAAAGGATGATTGTGTGAAATATGTGCACCCTGTGATACATCCATAGATAAAACTGTGTCATTAGGTTGTAATAATGCACCGTAAACAATCATGTTTGCAGAGCTACCACAGTGCGGTTGAACACAGGCTCTATAATCTTTTTCTGCACCAAAAAGTTTTAACACACTTTGTTGACACATATCTTCCATTTTGTCAAACTCCGAGCAGCCGTTGTAGAACCTCTGACCAACCTTTCCCTCTGCATATTTTAAAGCAAATATAGAACTGCAAGCATTTAATACATTTTCACTTGGTAAACCCTCGCTTGGTATTAAACATAACTCTGTATCTCTTTTTATAAACTCTTGTTTTTCTAATTCTATTAACTGGTTCATTATAATCCTTTTATTTACTATAACTATTTTACTATTTACTTACTACCTGTTTTTGTTCAAAGAGTTGCCACTGTTCGTGTACAATATTTTCAGCCTCTTTTTTAGACACGTATGACCTACAATAAATATACTCATTATCGTAGACTTCTACGTCTTGTAACTTATTCACGTGTACCATTTGTATACCATCACCGCTATAAACTATTTTACCATAAGTTTGTGAATCTTTGTTTATAAACACAGAGTAATCCCAATATTTTTTACAACATTGGTCATCTGGTATTACCTTTTCGTCTAAAATCTGTGGTAACACCACGTATTTATCATCATCTTTTCTAAACTCTTCTATAGTTGAATTTTTAACGTCACAATAATGGTCTGCACGTTCAAAAGTTGAAAATGCACCCTCAACCTGTACTTTATTATTTAAACTTGACACTGCTATATAAACTGTCTTAGACATTAAACTACCTCCATTTTATCACCCATATTTATAGACATGTTTGTCATTCTGCAAGTACACTCTTTTTTTGAAACTCTTTCTTCAAAACTTAGTTTTACCAGTGGTTTACTGTTTTTATAATCTATATTTATACCAACTAGGTCGTATGTAGAATGTGGTTCAAAATCTATTAAAGATGTATTAAGTACAATATCAGCCTCTGGTTCAACATTTTGTAAAGACTCCAGAATTTCAATCAATTTATTCAACCTCATGAATATAACTCCTATGTTTGTAACATAATATGATTATACCACGTGGTGTTACTGATGTCAAGTGTTTTATAAAAATTTAAAAGCTCTGCCAATAAGGCAGAGCTAACGTGGTTTATTGGCTATTTACACATAATTTACTTTGTTGGTCGCACCAATCTTGGTAAAACATGAATTTCTGTGGTGTTTTTTTAAGCTTATTGTGACAATGTGCACGTAAACAAGATTCTGAAATGTTATTTTGTAAACAGCACTCTTTCATTGTGCGATATACTGTATTGTCAATAAGTTTTACCACTTTTTTAGACATGTGAGATTTTTCACTCATAATTTTACGGCTTTCTTCTGTATGATGTTTACCGTAAAAATGATTTTGTTCTCCAGTGAAGTGTTTGCCATAAAAGTAATTATTTACACCACTTACATCTGTATGATTTTCACTCATTCTTTGTCTAATTTCTTCTGTAAAACCTAAATGTGTAGCTTTAGGATTTTCGTTATAACAAAATTCTTTACCGAAAAATTGGTCTAACCAATACTGTTCAATTTTATACTGTTCTTCTTTGCTGCAAAACTCTACAATTTCGAATACAAAATTTTCTTCACCATATTTATTGTATGCTTTTTGTAAATGTGCATTATCATGAATATTTTTTCTTAATTTATTGATGTGAGTGAGTATTCTTTTGCGAAGATTAGAGCTACTACCAACATAAATATTATTATTTATTATATTTCTTATTTGGTAAATTCCACATACATCTTTTAAATCTTCTAAAATACACTTTTGTGGTGTATAAACTCTTTTATCCATATTCTTTCTCCTACATATAAAGAAAAACCCTTGTAAATATGGACATAGAGTGGACAAGGGTTTTGAATTTATATGTTATTTTTTAATTTTTTTACACTTATACTCTATGTCGTTTCTACTATAACACAAAGTGTTTTAAATGTCAAGTTATTCACAATGAAGTATAACTTTATTTTGTTTAATAGTTTCTTTTACGTCTATTATACGTTGGTTTGATGACCCTCTCCATTTTAACTTTGTGTCTCTTAAAGGAAGAATAAACCTACCGTCAACCAAGACATCTATTAAGTCTACTACTTTTTTAGCATTTGGATTTTTTTGAATATCTTCCCAAGTATAACCACTGTATAACCAAATTGTTTTATCAGGGAATTTATTACGTATTTTTTGAATTAAATCGTATACCACAGGTATATTGTAATCTTCTAAAGGGTGTCCACCACTAAAGGTTATACCTGCAATATAATCGTGATTTAAAGCCTCAAAAAGTTCATCTTCCGCTTGTTTATCAAATGGTATACCAGAGTTTTTATCGTGAGTTTCTGGGTTTTGACACCCAATACACCTTTGAGTGCACCCAGAAACCCATAAAACTACACGTAAACCATCTCCGTTAATCATATCACATTTTGTTATTGTATGATAGTTCATTACGCCTCCTAATAACTTACCCTATCTTTTACTTCTGCAAGTTTACCTTCATTAAACCTAGTATCACCTTTTACTTTACTAAAACCTAAGTATCCACATACTCTATTTATAGATGTGATATTAGTAGAACCGCATTTTGGACATTTTATCATCTCTAACTCTTCATAACCGCATTCTTCACAATAAGATAGGTTTAAATTTGTGCCGTAATAAAAACCTTTTTTCATAGCACGTCTTACCAAAGTTTTAAAAGCTTCTGTGTTATAATTACTGTTAAATCTGTTAAAGAATATTTGACCACCTTTACCCATATCTAAAAACCTTCCTTCTAAATCTTGTTTTTCGATAGGTGTAATATCTTCTGATACATGACAGTGAAAACCGTTTGTAAAATAATCTCTATCAGATACATTTTCTATAATGCCATATTTTAACCTAAATTGGTCTACCTGTGTTTTACATAAAGATTCCGCAGGTGTAAAATAAATACTGTGCAATACACCATCTTCTTTCTTAAATTGGTCTACTTTTTGGTTTATATGTCGCATAACTTCTAGTGCAAATTCACCATCTTCTCTTATAGATTTTTTGTTATACAATCTTTGCAGTTCATTCAATGCGGTGATACCAAAAGAAGTAGTAAACGATTTTAAAACTGGTTTGATTTTATCATCTGGTGCTAAATGCCCACCGTAAAAACCACCTTGTGTAAACATTAGTGGGTTTAAACTTGCTTTCATTTCGCCTAGATATTCTATGGTTCTTAAATGTAATTTTCTAATAAGTTCTAGATAATAATCTAAAACTTCATAGAAATCTTTACTTTCTTGTTTAGCTTTCATAAAAATCATAGGTAAATTCAAAGAAATAACACCTACATTTCCACGACCTATAAAAATAGGTGTATCTTGTTCGTTGGCTTTGTATAAACCACCTTCCTTGAAAAACGGTGATAGAAAGCTTCTACACCCCATGCACGTAATAGATGTACCGTACTGTTGATACATCTTACTTACATAGTTGTCGCTCGACAAACTGATATAGTCAGGATACATTGACTTTTTATTACATTCTATAGCATCATTGAAAACATCTTCTAACTCTTTACCTTCACCATGTAGGTTTTCGTCATACAAGAATATTAATTTAGGGAACAACACTGGTTTTTTGTTACCTTCTTTACCTTCGCCATTTGCTCTAGCTTCCATGATTTTTTTACTCAACATTTTACTAATTTTGGAAGTTCCAAGCCCAAAACTAGCAGAAATAAAACTAAAATCACCACGTGCTGAACTTAATGTATTAAATTTGTATTCCCATTCTTGAAATCCTTGTTCAGCCATACGTTCTAAATCTTTCCAAGCCTGTTGTTCAGATTTTTCTTGTGATACTCCAAGTCCTAAATATTTTTCTGTTAATTTTTTTAATGTTTTTTCGGCATAAGGTTCTAATAGTGTATCTATGTTTGGGATAGAAAAACCACCATACATGCAACCACTAGCACTCATCACTATATCTGCAATAACGCCAAAGGCTACGTCTAATGTTTTAGGTTCGTTATACCAAATATTAGACATTTCAAATCCACCTTTTAGTATATTTGCTATATCTGCCACACAGCAGTTGGTCGTCAGTAACCTACTCGAAATATCGTGCACATAGACGCAGGCATCTTCAACGGCTTGTAGTTCTTCATTTGTTAAAAAGAATTTTTTATATAATTCTGTACTTAATGCATTAAACATTAGTGAACGTTTTGTTGTGACAAGTGTACTGTCAGCATTAGCATTAGATTTATCACCTAAATACATGATTTTTTGACTTTCCTTATACACCTTGTCTAACATACCTACAAAATCTTGTTTATAATTTCTGTAATCTTTATAGGATTTAGCAACATCTTTATTAACCTTTTCTAACGCACCTTCTACAATGTTATGTATTAATTTAATATCAATGTTACTATCATATTTTACCACTTCTTTTTTAACTCTTTCACAAACTTTTTTTATATCTTCGTCTGTTAATTTATTTAATACACGTTCAGACGACTTTTTAACAGCGTTTACAACTTTATTTATATCAAAATCCTCTAGTGTACCATTCTTTTTAACCACTTTTATACTAAGTTCTTCCATAAAAATATCTCCTATAAAAATTCATTGTCTACTATAGACATATCCCCATTATACCACGTGAATTTACCACGTCAAGAATAAAAAATAGGGTAACACCACAAAGTGAACCCTATTTGTATAAATAAGTTTAATCTACTGTTCTTCTTTTGTAACAGTTCCTTCTTTTGTAACAGTTTCTTTTGCAATAGCTTTCTCTAATTCAGCTTGTACAGCTTCAAGTTTAGTAGAGATTTCGTTTAAAGCAGTTTCAAGTGTAGCTACACGTTCAACCAACTCTTTAAACAATTTGTCTTTTTTCAACTCAAATTTTTGTACAGTTGTTTTAACTGCATTTTTAGCTTCTTTAATTTTGTCAACAAATTTACCCATATTTTTCTCCTTTTTTAAATTGGGATACTATACTAATAGTTGTTTTTATACTAATGGTCGTTTTACACTAATGATTATTTTACACTAATAGTTGTTTTAACTTTCTTCTAACTCTTCTTTAATTCTGTTTACAGCTTTTCGGTATAAAAACCCTATATTCTGTAGTGTACAGCCTCTATCATCAGCCATTTGTTTACGTGTCTTTTTCTCTTTACCGAAAAATCCATGCTCTTCTATTATAGCATTAAATTGTTTGTTTGTTATTCTATCTTCTTCATGAAGTTTTAATAATGCTTTTTGAACTCTTTGTAAATCAGAGGCATCATCAATCTTATCTTCTATGTTTTCTGGTTTAGCAGTAAGTATTTCATCTATTTCTAAGAAATAACTGTTATCTACGTGTTTACGTTGTTTGTCTTTATAACGTCTTAACTCATATTTACAGGCATCTCCGAAATAAGTTGAAAATTTAATCTTTTTTGTGGCGTCAAACTTGTTAATACATTTCATAAATATTAAACTAGCCTCTTGTATTAAATCATCTTGTGTACCATAGTATACCGCTGGGGTATTACCAGCATATTTTACCACTAGTCTAAATATCTTTCTATATAACTCATCTGCTACTTTCTTTTTTTCTTCTGGAGTTACAGCCTTTTGATACTCAACTACTAAATCCTCATTACTCTTCTTCTTTTTTCTTACCATTTTGTATTACCTATTGTGTTTTACTTATTTTATTGTTTTACTTATTTATTTTCTCTCTCTGCTACACAATAAGTTATTATATTGTTATTATATTGTTATTATATTGTTATTATATTGTTATTATATTATAATTACATTTGTTTTACATTTGTTCGTTTACCACATTTGGTTCACCATTGTTGTCTATGTATTTTTTTAACTCTATCCAGTTTACTGGACCATACTCCCAACAGTCACACCCACAATCTGTAGATAGTTTGTAATCCTCTATTGTACAATGTGTGTGTGCATAAATGTGATAAGCATTCTTGTAAAAACCACTCCACTCTCTATACGGATAGTGTGATAAGAATATTCTATCACTGCCTATTTGAATAGTTTTACTTTCGTATAACCCTTTTATTAAACCATCTTTATAACACTTGGTTAAATTCTGTTTGTTATCATGGTTACCTATTACAACGTATTTATTACCTTTTAATTTAGTAAACAAATCTTTGTAAAAATCATAAGATTGACACCAACTTATATCACCCAATATATATACCACATCATTTTCTTGTACAAGTTTGTTATAATTATCTATTATAAACTTATCATGTTCTTCTATGGTATCAAACGGTCTATTGCTTAATTGTAAAATATTTTTATGCCCCAAATGTAAATCTGCGGTGAACCAAATATTAAACTCTTTTTCTTTTTCTTTGTTCATATTGACTTGGTATAACTTCTGCTTTTAAAATGATAGTTGTTATTAAAAATGGCAGTTGTACGATACTGCCAAACGTCCATTTCGGTTTTAACGACACCGTAACGTCCTTGACCTAGTATATGGATATACCGTATAGGCTAACTAGTATCACCTATATCGAAGTACCTTTATGTGCCTTTATAAAATGCGACTTTTAGAAAGCACGACTTCGGTCTAACTTCTAAAAAAAATTTAAGACGGCAGGTTATACTAAACCTTCCACCCAAGTAAGTCATAGGGCTCTTTATGCATCCTCGCTCTTCCTAGTTGAGTTTACTCTTTTTTGCTGAGTTATATAAATGAGTTTTACTCTTGTGAACTTGATACTAGGTTAGTTGCTGATAGTTCACACTATTTCAAGGGTTTCTACCGTCAAAATCTTTAATTGTTAATGTACAATGTTTTTAATGGTGGCGGCGAGAGGGTTTGAACCTCTGACCTTTGGGGTATGAACCCAACGAGCTACCACTGCTCCACACCGCATTATGTACTTATATTTGTACTATGTACTTATATTATAGCACATAATGTTTTACTTGTCAAGTGTTTTATTTTTGTTGTTATGTATTATTTGTTGTTATGTATTATTTGTTGTTGTGTATTATTTTTCTTCTTTTTTACTTAGAATATAAATGTTTTCTGCAACAACTTCGTATGACACTCTTTTTTCGCCATTTTTGTTTTCATACTTATTAGCTCTTAACTGACCGTCTATAGCAACTAGTTGACCTTTGGTTAAATAACTACCTAGTTTACTAAAGGTTTTTACATAAAACCAGTCTACAGTTTCTGCTGTAGCTTTTTTGTCATATCGGTTTACAGCTAGTTGAAAACTGGTAACAGTAACATCATTACCAACATCTTTTAACTCTGGAGTATTACCAATTCTACCTGTTAGTGTTACTCTGTTTAAATCATTCATTTTTAACTCCTTTTTTGTAATTCATTTTCTATTTTCTTTTTCATAGTTTGTAACATTGGTGTGGATAAACTTTTATACATAAAATCTTCTATAAGGTTTTGTTTATCTAATACCATCTGTTCAGTATATCTTTCTTTTATACCATCTGGTGTATAAGTCTCAACGTTGAACACCAATTTTTTGTCGTCATTTATCACTTCTTGTATATAATAACTTCTTGTAACACCTTCGGTAAACTCACAGTTGCCATATCCTCGTACAACATGACATGGTCGACCGTATATATCACAAACATAATCTTCTTTATCTAAGTATTTACATATCAACATATTTACACCTATTTAGTTTAAAATATCTATTACTTTTTCTTTGGGTATACCCCCATTTTCTATAAAAGTAATTATAAACTCTGCGAGTGCTTGTTCAAAACTTTCGTTCCAAATTTCTGTTCCAGTAATAAGTTCTTCTATAACCCAACCAATATCATTTGTATAAATATGGGCTCCCAAATATAACTCTTTAGATATTAACTTAATTAACATTAATTGTTCTTGTGATGTCCACACTGGTTTTCCTAAATCTAAATACGTGTACACCTTAGGGCTTAAACCAAGTTTTCTATAAAGTTCATCTATAAAATTTGTTTCTACTGTCATATTTATACCTTTATATATTTTTTATTTTATTGTACACCACTTTTTATAATTTGTCAAGTCCGCAAAAAGTAAAGTATAGAGGTCGCAAAAAGTAAAGTATAAAACCACAAAAAGTAAAGTTGAATATGCAAAACCCTCTTAAATCCTATGTTTTATGAAAAATAGTTGCGTAACATAAAAAGATAGAAAATAGCTTGCTGAGTACATTAAATTAGATGAATTAAAAAAATCTATTCGTAAGTAAAAGTCGTGCAAAAATATAACTATATGGGGTTGAATTTTTATATAAAATATATTATAATATATTTAAAGCAATGTAAAATGTATTATAATATATATTAAGGTGTAAAATGAAAAAGACATCAATAATTCCAATACCTGTTAAAAAAGCACTTGAGCAGATAGGGCTAGATTTGAAAGATGCAAGAATTAAGCGTTCTCTTACTATGAGCTTAATTGAGGAACGTGCTGGAATTACTCATGTAACTTTATCAAAAGTTGAAAAAGGTAATCCGACCGTTTCGATGGGAATTTATGCCAAAGTTATGTTTGTATTGGGTCTTATAGATAATTTATATGATTTAGCAAATCCTGATAAAGATGAATTGGGCAGGCGTTTTGACAGAGAGAATTTACCAAAAAGAGTGAGATACAAGAAAGATAATAAGATTTGAAAGGTTTAATTTATGGCAGACAAAAAAGTATAATAGTTTATTCTATATCCACACCGTAATACTTAAAGAAGTTCATCAACTGTTCACTGGTAACTTCGTAACCCAATTCTTTTTGTATACCAACAGTTATTTCACCAATATCTTCTAACGCATTTAATATATTAAACACTTTGAACATTATTTTTTCTAAATCTTTTTTTGGTATTACTACTGTTTCTATAGATTTAATCATTTTTACCTCCTTTTTTATAAAATAGTTGTTTGTATAAATAATTGTTTTTGTATAATATATTGTCTATTTACCTTATTTTTCACCCATTTGATATAACATATTGGCTGTTTTAACATATTATCTATACTTTTGGCTGAAAAAAGTTATTACAACTAAATGGCTGTTATTATAAATTATTTACCAGTTTTTCTGCGTTGTTTACCCAACATAAACCGTTTAAAATCATATATTTGCCATTTATTTTATACATAACACATTTTTCAATAGGTAAATTTTCTTGACGTTCTTGACTAGTAAACGTTTTAACTGTATAATCTACTTTTTCTCTATCTTTGTTATCTAAAGGTATAACACATTTATTATACTCATTTATTAACACATTGAGTTGACGTATAGTATCAAGCCTAATTTCATAATCTTCATCTGTAAATTGTTTGTTAGCTTCAACTAGTTTACCAACTATTGACACCATGTTACCTTTTTGCAGTTTAAACTCTAAATCGTTTTCATATTTATTAGCAAACACTGTTACAAGAGTTTTTACACCAAAGTATTCAACAGTTAGTTTAGCCATTCTATTACCTTTTTTAGTTTTAATTTCTTTTATATCACTCAATATACCAACTGTGTGAAACTTTAACAAACTAAAGTATTTACTTCCGTTGTTCATCAATTCGTTTAACTCAATGTATGGGATAGTGGTGTTACCCTGTTTTGACACAAAGAACTTTTTAAAGTCGTTCCAACGTTTATATGGATTGATAGAAATATTAAACCCTAACAATTCTTGTTCAAATTCCATACGTTCTTTTGGTGAAAATACAGTGTATTGTAAAAAGTGTTTTTCTGCACTTTCTATGTAAATATCTATTATTTTTTCTTGTTTTTCAGTATAAATCTTTTTTTGTTCTATATCTTTTTTAGACCCACCGAGTTCACGTTTTAACTCTACTAACTCTTGGTATTTTTCAGATTTTTTACCTTGTTTTGTACCAACTACGGTATAAATTGCACGTGGTAAATTATCGTATTCTGTGTAAAACTTGTTGTTTTTAGCATCTTGTAAATAATCCAACATGTTTACCCAACGTTTACTATTTTTTTCTAAACTATTAAATGCACCAACTTTTAACAAAGTCTGTATATTACTTTTATCAACTTTATTTGCACGTTGTATAAAGTCGGTGAGTGAAGTAAAAGCACCGTTTTTACGTGCATTTAAAATAGATGTAATAGCTGAATTACCTAAACCTTTAACACCTTGAAAACCAAAAACTATATCACCTTTGGTGTTAATGGCGAAGTCTTTTTTCGACTCGTTTATATCAGGTGGTACTATGTTTATACCGAGTCGGTAACATTCGCCAATGTAAAGGTTGAGTTTATCAGTATTTCCACTATTGCAGTTTAACAATGCGGTCATAAATTGTGCGGGGTAATTAGATTTTAAGTATGCAGTTTGATATGTGATATAACTATAAGCACAGCTGTGTGATGAATTAAAAGAATAATTAGCAAATTCAACTATTTGGTCATACAACTCTTTAGATTTTTCTTCACTTAAGCCATTTTTTATACAGCCAGAAACAAATTTTTCTTCTTGTTTTAACATTTCTGACATAATTTTTTTACTTATTGCACGTCTTAAGTTGTCAGCTTCTGCAAGTGTATATCCAGCTAATACTTGTGCTATAGCCATAACTTGTTCTTGATATATAATTTGTCCATAAGTCTTTTTAAGAATTGGTTCTACTCTCTTATCGAAATATTTTATATTTTCTGGATTATTTTTATTTTTTATATAATCATCTATAAATTGAATACTTCCAGGTCTAAACAATGCAAGTATAGCTGAAAGATGTTCAATATTTTCTGGTTTAAGTCTTTTTAATAAAGATTTCATACCTTGTGACTCAATTTGAAATTTACCAAGATTGTCACCGTCTTGTAAATCTTTATAAGTTCTTTCATCATTAAGCGGAATACTGTTTATGTCAAAATCTTTACCAATTAATTTACAACATTCTTCAATAAGAGTTAAAGTTGATAAACCTAAAATATCATACTTAATCAAACCACATTTTTCAACGATTTTATCAGTCCAACCTGTGGCATAACCATCTTTAGTTTTAATAATTGGTACGTAATCTGATATATCTTTAATTTCTAAACAAACAGCTGAAGCATGAATTGATATACTTTGAATACTACCTTCAATTTTTTTAGCAATATCAATAACCTTTTTAAATTCTGCATCAGTTTTATATAATTCAGTTAAATTTTCAGAACTATCTACTACTTTTTGAACTGTGTCTATAGATGGGTCTTTTATTGGTGAAAGAAGTTTATTGTATTTTTTAAAGTCTAAACCTAATTTTGAACTAACAACTTTTATTGAACTTTTACCTTTTAAAAAACCACGTGTTGAAATTGGTACACATCCTTTTTGACCATATTGTTGTGTTAAATGCTTTATCAGGTCGCCACGTTGAGTAGTGCTGTAATCGATATCTAAATCTGGAAACCCGCTCCTAGAGCGGTTTAGGAACCTCTCGAATAATAAATCATGTTCTAATGGGTTTACATTTGTAATACCAATTAAGTAATTAATAATTGAACCACACCCTGAACCTCTGCCTGGACCAACAGATATACCATTATTTTTAGCCCAGTTTGTATAATCTGCTACAACATTAAAATAGCCAGCAAAATTCATTTCTTCAACGACTGATAACTCATATTTTGTACGTTCTATTACACTCTTAGGTATATCATTTTTAAATCTTTTTACCAAGCCCTTTTTTATATTTTGTTTTAAAAACTCTAGCTGTGTTTTACCTTCTGTGTTTTTTAATTCTGGTACAATATATTTACCAAGTGGTATATCATAGTTTTCAACTTTGTCAATAATTTCAAATGTATTACCCATACATTTATCAACATTTATACCACCAAATTCACTAAAAATGTCACATATTTCAGTATAACTTTTGTAATAATTATGAGAGTAATTAAAATTGCTTTTATCTAAAATTGTTTGTTCACCTTTGCACATTAAAATTTTATGTGCTAACTCATCTTCTTTGTAAAGATAGTGTGTATCATTGGCAATAATAGTTTTAATGTTATAATCTTTGGCTATACGTCTCATCTTTTCAACATAAACTTTTTCATTATCAAATTTGTGATAACCAAACTCTATATAAAAATCATCTTTAAATAAATCTTTAAACTTCTCAATATACCCTCTGGTAATATCTTCTTTGTTATTAAGAATGTAAAATGCAAAAATTGAACCAACACAAGATGTAGTACAAATAATACCTTCTGAATATTTTTTTAAAATATCAAAGGTGATACGTGGTTTTCTATAAGAGTTTTCTAGATTAGCCCAAGTGGTTAATTTAATAATATTTTTATACCCTGTTATGTTTTTAGCATAAAGGTTTAAGTGAAAGTTTAACTTATTTTCCGCCCGCAATTTTTCTTCTTTTGATATATCTGGTGTGTTTACTTCTTGTACTAAGCCTTCACTAAAATAAAACTCTGAACCTAAAACAGGTTTAATACCAGCTTCTCTGCACTGCAAGTAAAAAGGAATCCAACAAGATATATTACCATGGTCAGAAGTAAACAAAGCTGGAAAATTGTTTTGTTTACCGTAATCAATATATTCTTCAAGTTTACACATCCCATCAAGTTCAGAATGAATTGTATGAACATGTGTATCAATAAAAATTTTTCTATCTTGCATTTTTACCTCCACAGGTATTATAACAAGATTATTTTATTTTGTCAAGGTTATTGTCTCTATCAATATTATTGTCTTTGTCAACGTTATTGTATTTATCAAGTAAATCGCTGTAATTTTCTATTATATACTTCATGTTATACCCATCATTAATCATCTTATTATATGTGTCTAGAAACATTAACTTAAACTTAGATGATTTACTTTTCCCTTTACAAGTTTTTCTAATACCATCATAGTTTATGTTATAATATTCTGAACAATCTTTCATACAATCAAATATTTTTTCATCATTTAAACAAATAATCTTTTTAGCCTTAGAGTTTTCACCTCTATTTTTACCATATTTAGAACCTTGTTTAATTAAGTGTTTATCATATTTTTTAATTAATGTGTTATAATTTTGGTAAATATAATCGTTGTCATACCCATCTTCAATCATAAGATTGTAAACTTTTAAATATGTAAACTTTTTATCTGGATTAACGTATACTCCTCTTATATTTTTAGCAATACTACTTCTTTCTTTAGAATAACAATCACAACAATCGGCTATTGTATCAAAAACCTTTAAATCATCTAAACATATTATTTTTCTTGATTTAGCATTATTTTTACCATTTAAAGGGTTTCTATTCGGCAATCTTTCTATTAAGTGTTCATATTTTTTGATTAAGGTATTATAATTGTCGTAAATGAACTGATTATCATATCCATCTTGTATCATTAGATTATATATACTTACATAGGTGAACCTTTGTTCAGGTTTTATATACTTACCATTTATATTTTTTTTAATACCAGTTCTATCTTTACTATAGAAGTTAGCACAATCTTTTATTGTATCGAATGTTTTCATATCATCAAGACAAATAATAGCTCTAGCTCTTGGATTATCTTTACCATATTGTGGACTTTTTTGTGTAACATGTTTTATATATTTACTATAAGATTTAATTATTTCATTGTAATCTTGGTATATTTCTTCATCAGTATACCCATCTTGTACCATCATTTCATATATATTTAGGTATGTAAACCTCATTTCTGGATTTACATACTGTCCGTTTACGTTTTTATTTATACTTGTTCTGTCCTTTTTGTAGTAATTGCAACAGTCTACAATGGTGTCAAACGTATTTTTATCATCTAAACATATAATACTTTGAGAAATAGGATTGTCTTTACCTTTTTGTACAGGTGGGTGACTTGCTCTAGGATTTAAGTTATAACAAAACTCTTTACCAAAGAATTGGTCTAACCAATATTGTTCAACCTCATATTTTACCTCTGGTTCACAAAATTCTACAACCTCATACACGAAGTTTTCCTTGCCATACAAGTTATAGGCATTCTGTAAATGATTATTAAAGTGTTTATTACCTCTTAACTTACAAAAATGCTGTCCTCTTCTATCTAACAAATCAAACGCACTGCCAATATAAAAATCACCGTTGAGGGTATTTCTTATCTGGTAAATTCCACATACACCATTAATTTCACTATCTGGGTAATACTTTGGGTTGTACTCTCTGTGTTTACAAATTTCTGTTTTATTCATACTTTCTCCCTATAAGAAAAATCTCTATCAAAGGGAATGTGTATGAAACAAAACGAAATGAGATGATAGAGATTTTATATTTTAAACTTTTTGTGTTTTGTTTGTTATACCCATTCCACTTCTATTATAGAAACATGTATAAACAAGCAAAGTTTAAAAAGTTTTTTATTTAGTAGTACACCACCAGTATACCACGTAAAGTATAAAAAGTCAAGTATAAAATATAAAAGTATAATATATAAAACGTAAAAATATAAAAGAAAAACCCAGACCTTATATCTGGGAATAGTTAAAAAGAGGTAATTTTCTAACTAAATAAAAAGAAAAGTCAAAAAGTTATAGTATATACACTACTATTTTAGCCTACATACTACCTTTTGTAAAATCTTCTAATATACTACTGATTAACGTATGAGGTATTACATACCCATCTTTTAACCCATATTTTTCACGATTGTAGTAAATAAATTGGTTTAGAGCTTCGCTTTCGTGTTTATCTCGTAATATTTCTCTAAAATTAGCATTTTTGTAACAACACCATATAAACTTAACAGTATACCCCTTGCGTGTTAAGCTAAGTGCCTTTTTAACCTCATAGGTAAACCTACAATCACAACATACAGTATCACCACTGTTTTGTAAAACTTTTTCATACCAAAGTTTAGCCCATATAGTTTCACCAAATAGTTTTTTAACAGCAGAACCTAAGTTTTGTAACAACTTACGACCTGTAGTAATTTTAATATCTTTAAACCAATTAAATAAAAAGAATTTATCTGGTACTTCTGTGGTTAAAATACATTTTTTAAACTGTGAATAGTTACACTCTTTGTTTGGTTTCCAACCAAGTATATCCCATAACATATCACGTAAAGAATCTGCTAAATCTATTTTGGTATAACCTCTGTTAATATACTTTTGGGCATTATAATTTTTACCACACTCTTTTAAACCCATAAATACAATTAGTTCATTTTTTTTAACCATTTATTTAACTCCAAATATTTCATTGTGCAATGTTTCTTTTATTTCATCAAGACTGTAATCCATATCTCCAAACTCATTATTAAGAGCATCACAATACCCTTCCCAGTTATCTACTCCTGCGCATTCTAATAAGTTCAACTCTGCTTGTGCTACTTTTAAGTCATAATATTCGTCTTTTGCTATTGTAATCATTAGTTATTCTCCTCTAAAATTTTAGGTACAAGTTCTACAATTTGGTATTTTGAATCTTTCATCAACAATGTATAAAAATTAGCTTCACATTTACTTTTTATTACATAAGCATACTTATTTTCTCTATACTTATGAAAACCTTGCAACTCTCCTGTTTCTGTATCTATGCATCCATAAAGTTTTTTTAACTTCCATTAGCTTTTACTCCTCTTCTTCTGCAATTTCTTTCCAAATATAATAACTACGACTCTGTTTACTTATTTTTTCCCAATTTTTAGGTAAGAAATATTTTTTAGATACTTCTTCTGTAGTGTTTATCTGTATCCTTCTAATTTCTGTAATAAATTTACCAAGCGGACTTTTTAACTTACTTTGAATTCCTTTTTTACTAAATATAGATTGGAAATCGTCATTTTCACCACAGTGAAATGTAACTAAAAATAACTCTGTCGGATATAATATATTAGCAATCCCTATTGTATACGACATTATTTACCTCTATTCTTTTTACGACTTGCTTTTTGTACTTTGCCACGTTTACGACTTTTTTCCTTTTTAGATTTATGTTCTGTTATTTGTTGTGTTGTATAAACACTATTACCAACACGTACACTATCTAGTTTATTTTGCCTAATACGTTGTTTAGCTTCTTCAATCTTTTGGTCTACTTCTTCTGGCGATAATTTATTTTCTTCCATATTTGCTCCTTATATAAATGGGTTTTCGTATAAATAATCATGTAAACACTTTTGGTGTATTATAGTGTCGTCAATACAGACAAAGTATTCATCAGTTTTTAAGTTGATAATTTCACCACAGTATTCACAATATTGTTCATATGCCTTTAATTCTTCCATCTAAGCACCTCTATTTTAGTATACCTCAATTTTACAATTTTGTCAACCATTTGTTTATTTTATAGTTATATACTCTATATTACAAACAGGTGCTATAATGGTAACACCTTGGCTTTCAGCCGTAAACCAATAGCCGTTTAATGTAATGTTTGTTACCTTTTGAAACTGTTCACCATTTTTGAAGATAAGTTCTGTTACATCAGTATATTTACTCAAAATTTCTACCATAGCCTCTGTACAATCATCTACACAGGTTATATTAGGCAATGTTGTAATATTTATATCTGGTATAGAACCAATGTTTACATCTGGAAGTGAACTAATGTTTACATCAGGAAGTGAACCAATATCTACTGAACCACTTACTTCTATTTCACCACTAATGTTCACTGGGTCTGGTACATTACAGTTTACACTTATATTTTGTGGCTGGAAACAGTTATACCTACCAATAGCACACTCAATACGCGATAAACCACAGCAAATATAATCAGCTAGTTCCTTGAAAAAGCTAATAGTTAATTTATCCATTTTATTACCTCTTTTCTACTTATATCATAGCCTATAACATTAAAACGTCAATTTACTTCTTAGTTTAACTATTTCTTTATATAAGTCTTCTCTGCCACACAGTTTTGCTATTACTTGCTGTTGGTGTAACGGAAGTACTTGAATTACATCAGCTGTGTTAAGATTATCTTTATTTAATAAATATTCTTTACCTAAAGTAAACAAAGACAAGGCATCTGATACATCTTCTCTATGTTTTTTACTAATACTATCAAAATCTATTGTATTACCATACAGTTTAACCGCCTGTTGTACCATTTCGCTTTTTTCGGCTCTTGCATTACCTGTAAAAAACAACTTTAGTGAAATAGGTGGTACTAAAAGATATGGTATACCAACTTGTCTAGCAAACCATGTTAATACACCATATCCAGATTTAAACTCTGAATTTGAATTAGATGAGTTAAAAGATGGTGCTTCTAAAAACACATATTTTATATCTTCGTTTGCACATAATTTCATATAATCATGTATTACAAAATCTAGTTTATCACAAGACTTAAACTCTTTGGGTATACTAACACAGTGTAAATTGTTTGTATCACTTTTTAGATTAGAAAAATATTTGTAGTTTATATTTTTGGTATCACCCCATATAAAAGCTGTACCTGTTAAACTAAAGTCTATAGAAAGAATTTTATCTATTTTGGTTATTTTATCCATTGTATTACCTATCTGTGTTACTTATAAAACTACCATCTGGTGTAAGAAAAACTTCACCACTTATTATATCACCTTGTAGACCATCTGGTTCTTTTTCTATAAATAAGAAACCGTTAAAGTCCATAAGTGTAGAGTCTGGTTTTTTAGCACCTCTAACTTTTTGCCAGATAAGTTCACAGTGGTCTTTTAACTCTGGGTTATTATCTACTACCTCTGGATATATTCCAGGTCTCCATAAACCAACGATTACATCACTAAAGTGTCTCGGTGCACTACCACCAATTAGGTTAAATATGTTTGGTTTACGTAAGGCATCGTTTTTAAGTTCGTTAGAAAACTGGTGTAAACAAATTATTGTACACTTAAACTTTTTAGCCAGTTTTTTAAGTGTTGCATAACCTTCTTTAAGTTTACTAACTTCTTCACTAACTGTACCAGAACAAAGTATATTCATGTGGTCCACCACTATTAAATCAACTCTACCTTGTTTTAAAAAGTATTTTCTAATAGAAGCTTCTAAAGTTTGTGTGTTATAATCTGGTGTATCATCTACACATATATTATAAGATTTTAACTCTTCAAGTCCACTTCTTAGTTTATACTTGTAATCTTCTACCACTTTACTGTTTTTTAAATCATCTACAACACGACCTGTTCTTTCGTCAAATTTAATAAAGTATTTCTTAGGGTTATCAATATGTGAAGGTTCTATATTTGTAATCATACCTAAACCACGCACTTCTTGTTCTCTTTGTGTCATTTCTAGCGAGTAATATAATGCATGTATATCGGGGTTAAGTCTACACGTTTGTAACACCAATTCTAGTGCAAACATACTTTTACCAACCTGTGAATCTGCACATATAGTCCAAAGATGACCTTGTTTTAAACCACCTAAGTTATCGTCTATTACACTAAATCCAGTTTTTAAACCTTCATCTTCATACTTATCTTGTAATTTTAAATATACATCACTTAATATATCATCTACGTTGTTACAATATTTTGTATCTTTATCATTGTTTAAAACCAATTCATTAGATTTTAATACCACGTCATTTACATCTTCTAATAAGTCGTTAAACTCTGTAGGTGATTGCTCTTGGTCGTCAAGTATACCCCTTAGTTTCTCCAAAATAAAACGTCTTTGGTATAACTTCTTTAAAACTATTGCTGTATCAGCTACAGCTAAACTTGTAAACCCCTCGTTGTAAAGTTTCTTAATAACATTTGGATTAACATCTGTGTGGTTTTCTTCTAAGTATAACTGGACTGTTTCAACGTTTATATTACTATCTTGTTTATAAAGTTCAACCATAGCACTATAAATAGCACCGTAATCACTAATTGTAAACGTTGAAGGTGTAATAATATCTATTACCTCTAATATACAATCCTTGCTTTTAAATATAGCTTTTAAAATCTTCTCTTCTAATTTCTGTGGAGACTTTGTAAGATTTTTCTTTATTTCTGTTGCCACGTATTACCTCCGTATTTAAACTTATTTTATCACACATGCTATTTTTTGTCAAACCTCTTTTGTTAAACCTATTAGTTTTAAAAAAGGGAGTGTCTTTCGACACTCCACAAGGAGGCATTTATGTTTTCACAAGTTATTTAATTTTATTTAACCTTTACTTCTTCTCCGTTGTTAATGATATTATAATCTTTAGATATATCACTAATATTTTTACTTGTCAAATCGTTAATAATTTTCCAAGCCTTATATTGTGTTTCTGGGTCTTTAGACTTAATATCACTTAACACTTGTTTTGTAAATGGGGTTTCAATGCTTTTTAGTGTTTCAACGGTAAAACTTTGAGCCTTGATAAACAACTCTAGTTTATCTTGCATTAAAACCTTTGCAGTGTCTAAATCAAGTTGAGTTCTATCACCATTGGCAATTTTATTCATACCTGCCACACTTCTTCTAAACAACAGTTTAATTCTGTCATAAGCTGGTGAGTTTAAAGCTTCTTGATAAGCTTTTTCTATTACCACGTTTTTCCATTTACCTTTAGTTTCAACTGTGATAGTTTCACCTTTTTTTCTGGTAGCCAGATAAATACACTCATCCCCAATTATCTCTATGCTTTCAGCTATATTGTTTATATCACTGCCTTCTGGGTACACATTAGCTTTAATTGTACCATTATTTGTAACGGATAGGTCTACCTTTTGAACTACTACTTGCATTTTTACCTCCTAAATATCAAGTTCTGCTAATTCTTCGGCTGTAAAAGTGGTATCATCTTTAACAGGTGTAGATTTTTCAACTTTGTTTTCAACTTCTTCATCTTCACTTGAAAGTTTTAAAAATCCAATTTTTGGACCACTTGATTTACCACCAAAGTCAGACTCTATAATTTCAACTTCGTCTGCCTTTAACTGAATAGTTGGTTGATTGTTTTTGTTTGAATATCCAGCTACTAAAGAGTATTTAATATTTACTTTATTACCTGATAAAGGTAGCCAACGTTTACCTTCGTTTATTTCGTAAACTTTGTTACCATTGTTGTCACGTTTGTAACAGAAATTTGGTGAACTATAAATTGGGTTTAGAACTTCTGTTAGTTTTTCAACTTTTTCACCATTTTCTTCAACCTCTTTTGTACGAATATAGTAAACATTGAAGTTAAGTTCTACATAACCTTCTTTGTATACAGATTCTGCAAATACATCATCTGTAGATTTAGCGTTTTTAATTTTTTTACCTAGTTGTTCACCATAAGACTTTTTAGCTAGTTCGTTTAATTCTTTATATTGTTTAATAGTCTCTTTAAGTTGTGGTGAATCTACTGGTACCATAACTTTAAATATTCTACCGTATAACTTCTTGTCTAGTCTGTTAAGCATGGTAGAAAATGAAATTTCTGCATTTTTTAATTCAATTGACATGTCTTTTCTCCTTTTTTAAACTATTTGTGTTAGACTATTTTGTACCTTTGTTATTTGTACTTTTATATGGTATCACACTTTGTAAATTTTGTCAAGTGTTTTATTTTTTTGTGTACTATTTTTTGTATTAACTGGTAAACAAGTGGTAAAAACAATTAAAAAATGATAAATTTTATCAGTGATACAAGTGGTAAAAAAATAAAATAAGAAATAAGAAATACATGTATACCAATTAGTAAACTTTTTATTTTATACTATTGGTATATATTGGTATATATTTTCTTATATCATTAGTTTACCAATAAAGTAATACAAAATATTTATACTAATTATTTAAACTTTATAAGTATACAATCATGTAAACTTTATAAGTAATACTAATTATTTATACTAAAATTTGTATAACATGGTATATAATTGGTATTACTTTATACATGTTTATACCATTAGTACACTTATATTTATACTTACATGTATACTTATATTTTATACTTACATTTTTATACTTACATTTTTATACTTACATGTATACCACTGGGGTGTTACCAACGTACGTGATTATAACTCGTAAAACCTCATTTGTCAACCCCTTTCTAAAACCCTTGGTATCACTGGATTATAGACATTTTTATGGTCAAAAAACGTAAAAAATGAGTGTGATATAAAAAGTATTGACAAAATTTTTAACTTGTGGTATACTAGTGGTATAAAAGGAAAATAAATTATGTTACACTTAGTCGTAGGTACAATGAAGGCTTCAAAGTCTTCTACCTTAATTGATTATACAGATTTGGTAAAACCAAAGAAATACGTTATTTTTTACCCATCTTGCTGTGATAAAAAAGATGGATATGTGGTATCACGCAATAATAAAGAAGCTAAAGCTATTAAAATCTTTGAAGTAAAAGATATGTATAACTACGTAGAAGATGTAGATATTGTGTTTATAGATGAGTATACATTCTTCTGTAACTCTGGAGAAGTAAACGAATTTATGAACTTCTTAGAATATTGTGACCAAAAAGGTAAAAACATTTATTGTTTTGGCTTAGCCTTAGATTATATGAGTCAGCCGTTTGATATTACACAACGTTTATTACCTTATGCTGATACCATTGTAGTATTAACTGCTAAATGTGAAATATGTGGTGCAACTGCTACAAGGTGTATTAGATATGTAGATGGTAAACTAGATAACGACCCTAACTCTGATACTTTACTCATGGAAAATACAAACGTTGAGTATAAATCAGTTTGTAAAAGATGTTATCGTGAAATAACTGGTCTCAAGGCTATAAAATAAATTTTAAAACGACATAAATAAAATTAAAATATGTTTTGTGTTATTACATTTTTCACAACCTCCTTAAAAAAACCACCCTGAAAACCGTTGGTACACAAGGGGTGGTTTAGCTGTTTTAAAAAACGGGTTCAAGAAGGGGTGTAAAATATGTTTTAGGTATATTTATACCCTTTGGTATTTTTATACCCCTTGACAAATTTAAAAAGGCATGATAACATGATTTTACAAGTAGAGGTACAAAATGAATTTTACAAGAGAGCAATTAAATCAAATAAAAGATAAAATTGACTACTTAGAGTTTTACAAGAAATATCTACCAGAATTAACACAAAAAGGTAAATACTTTTGGAGTAGCTGTGTATGGCATAGTGATAGAAAGCCTTCTTTACAGGTTGATATAGAAACTGGATGTTTTAGATGTTGGAGTTGTAATACTTATGGTGATATATTTACGTTTTACCAAAAGTTTTTCTGCACATCTTTTACAGAGGCTGTACAAGCTATAGCTGAAATGTATAACATAGAGCTTGAAGTATCAGACGAAGAAAAGCTACTATATGAAAGACGTAAATCACTGTATAATGTAAACAATGTTATAAACAACAAGTTTATCAAGAATTTATACGATAATACAGAGGCTTGGAATTACTTAACACAAATACGTGGTTTTAGTCCCAAAATTATACGTGATTTTAAACTCGGTGTTGGTATGAAAGCATTACCAGAAAAAGAAAGTTTAAAACAGTTGAATTTAATTAAGTATAGCGATAAATTAAACGGTTGGAAACCTACAATGGGTGATTACAGAATCACTATACCACGTATTGATACCAATGGCAATATTGTAAGTTTTACAGGGCGTGATTTTAAAGATATACCTAATACACCAAAATATTTACACCTACCTAATACAGAAATATACGAAAAATCTAAATATATTTTTGGGTTATATCAAGCTAAAAAGTATATTAAACAGTTTAACAGTGTAATTTTGGTAGAAGGTAATTTTGACCTCATTAAGTGTCACCAAAAGGGTGTAGTTAATGCAGTTGCACTTGATGGGTTAAATATATCAGATGAACAAGTTAATTTACTAAAGAAGTATACCAACACATTTTACATCTGTGTAGAAGATGAAGCTTGGTTCAGAAGGGGTAATAACGGTGTTACACCACTTGGTAGACTTCATGATATAATATTAGAAAATATACCTTATGCTAAAATTTATGTTGTAGACTTGAGAAACCCAGATGGTACAAAGTGTGACCCAGATGACTTTTTAAGTACACATGAACGCAAAGAGTTTAAAGATTTAGTTTTAAATGCAAAGATATACAATGAATATATCATCAATTTAGACTTAAAAGGGGTAAACCCTAAGAATATAGAAGAAAAAACATCTTGTATTAACTTTTTAATACCAAAGATTGCAAGTATACAAAACTTTTTAACACGCAAACAGTATATAGAGTTAGTATCAAATAAGTTGTTAATACCTGAAAATGATATATTTAAGAAAATAAAGAATTATATCGAACGTAAAGAAAAACTTGATACAGAGAATATTACATGGGATAGTAGACCTGTGTTTGCACAAAAGATTTTGCTATCAATTTGTTTCGCCCCAAATTTTAACAACGTGGTAGCAACACAGAAGGTATCATTTATGGCTAAAGATTATATGGAACCGTTTTATAGAAACATTTTAAAAGACATAATTGAACCATATATTTTAAAACATAAAAATTTTAACGAATTGTTTTCAGATATTATGTATAACGACAATGTAAGTGAAGTAACACGTAAAACTTTGTTAGATATATATTTAAAAGTTGAACAATTAGAAGATTTTGAACCAGATGATTTAGAATATTTAATACAAGAACAGATTGAAACACTAGAAGAATACAGCTACAGCGAAGGAACAGTTGACAATTTAGATGAGTTAGCTGGTGTAGATGTATAAATGTTTAGAAAGGATTTAGTATGAAAATATCAGAATTTTACAAAAAATTTAAAGCAATTAAATTAACACACGATAGTATTACGTGGAGTTTACTAATTATTGCACTTATTTTTATGGGTTGTAAAATAAATAATTTACAACAAAGTATTATAACATTAAATAACAATCAAACACTTATATTATCACAGGTTGAAAGAAACGAGCATAATATTAGTGGTGTTACCAAGAAAACAGCCAAAATATCAAATGAAGTTGTAGATATTAACGGTTTAATTAATAAATATGCTAAACAATTTGGTGTAGACCCAGCTTTAGCACATAGTATAGCACAGGTAGAAAGCGGTAAAAAACAGAATGTTAAAAGTAGCTCTGGTGCAACAGGGGTATATCAATTAATGCCAAATACGGCTAAATCACTTGGGGTAAACCCATATAATACAGAAGAGAATATAGTCGGTGGTATAAAATATTTAGCTATTTTACAAGAGAGGTATAAAGACGAAGATAAAGTAATTGCTTCATATAACGCAGGTCCAAGCTATATTGAAAAATATGGTAAAATACCTCCATACAAGGAAACAAAAAATTATGTACAAAAAGTTAAATCAACTAAAAAACAGTTTACAAAATAGTGAAAACAAAAAAGTAGAACAAGAGTATTACCAAGAGCTTGAAAAAGTTAGTGGTGAACTCTTGTTTGAACACTTGGTAGCACTGTATAACTCACTTTGTAAAAATACTTGACATATAAATTTTTGTGTGTTACAATTTGTAATATAAGGATAAATATGTACGTCTTAGCAAGAAATAAACTCACAAATGAATACAGAGCTTTAAAAAAGAGTGATATAAGAGATTTTTTATCACTTGATAACTTCTTTAAAAAAGACCCTAATGTTAAAGAAGAAGAATATACTTTTAATTTCGAAGTTATAGAAGATTTAGATAAAATAAAAGAAATTTTAAACACCGAATTTGTATCTAGAGGTAGAAGTGAGGAGTATGACACTAATATACCAAGTGTTACACAAATAGCTTATAAACTAAAGTGTATAGATTTGTCAGAAGAAAAATTTTTACTTCGGTGGCAAAATAATACAAAATTAACGGAAGAAGATGAACAAAAAAGTAAAGACATAATGTCACGTGGAAGCGTTACTCACAAAGTGTTAGAGTTGTATATATGTGATAAAGCAAGTAGACAAAAAGATAAACCGATAATTGAACAACTAAAGATTTTAAAACAAACTAAAAAGCCAAGTAAAAAAATTGAAAAACAAGTTGAAAATAAAATTGTAGACGATGTTAAAAGATACATTCAAATAGCTTTTGAAGATGATGAGATTATATCAAAAGTACCAAATTTAGAGGATTTAAAAGAGGGTTTAGAAGATATAATACTTAAAGTGATACCAAAGTTTATAATGAAAGAGTTAATATTTATGGATTTAGTCTATAGTGAAATCTTTCTATCTGTACCAGATTTTATACAAGGTTCTATAGACTTAGTGTGTTACAAAGATAATAAATTTTCTATCGTAGACTATAAAACAGCTAATTCAGTTGATAAAAAGACAGGTAAACCAAAGTATAAAACCAATGCACAGGCTAAACACTATGCTTATCAACTAGCTATTTATAATGAGTTGTTAAACAAATCTGGTATGACACACTTATCAGAAAATGAGTTACCTGATTTTTATATTTATCAGATACATTTAATAGACAAAGATTATAAAAAGTTTGAAATATCAAAAGATATAGTAAAACATGCTATAAAAGAAATGAAAGATATTTTAAACTGGTATTGGTCTATACGTAATGGTACAGAATATATACCACCACAAGAAGAAGAATTGAATTATTTAACATTATAGTTTCACTGACATTTATAGAAGTTCCTGATATCATAGAATTTCCCTCCTCTACTACACACAAGAGACTGGCTAAAAAGCCAGTCTCACTTATAACAAACACGAAAACAAATTAGCGTATATCATGTATTTATACCATTTATGTACAACTAATGTCTATCATGTATAATTAGTGTCTATCATGTATATCTTTATATCCATGTTCTTCTTCTATCTTACGCATACGCTTGTGGAGCTTGAAATCCTTTTTATAGATTATTTCTGGGTTATAATCACAATCTTCAAACATCTTCATTGTACGTTCGTTTTTTATAATATTTCTGTAAAATATTCTTTGTAACTCTTGTGCTACACAAGGTATAAAACCTTTAGCCTCAAAAATAGACTTAATAATATAACCCACTTCTTTTAAATGACCTTCTAGTATTTCTGTCCAATCTTCTAAATGTTCTTTTATACTTCTTGGTTTATATTTTTTAAAGTTGCCGTCTATAGAAACAGTTTTATTAGTGTGTTCAAACGACTCTTTTTGTAAGTCCAAGTATAGTGTATAAAACTCTTTAGATAAGTGTCTATGAAGTCGTTTATATCCCTGTAGGTTTAACTCTATCATACAGACATAAGCGTCAGAGGATAACATAAGTTCTTCAAGGCATATATCGCCTAATCTATTAAATAATTCTTCAACACTTTCATCTTGCGAATCCTTAAAATAACCCATTATTTATCCTCCTCTGTATGGTCTAATTCACCGTTTACGAATTTTATATACCATATTGCTTTGTCTGCTGGTGCATCCTCGTCATTTAACCATGCCTTTGCCAAGTGAGCGTAAAACGTAGGGCTGTCTAGAACAGTTTGTTTTAACAAAGGACTGGTCGCAAACATCTTTTTGAACTCGTCATAATAGTCTGACCTCATCATGTTCATCACATAGTTAAACGTATAAGGGTTATACTTCCATTTATCAAAGTCTATACCTATTTCTTCTGCCACTTTTGTGGTTTGTTCTAAAGTCCACAAATCTGGCATATCTTCGTGATAAATGTGTTTAACGTACTTATCTAGTTCACTTTTGCTAAGAATGTTTGTTTGTGCACCCAATTTATGAAGTTCTTTCATTAAGTTGGTGTAAGTTTGGGGGTGATACTTTTTTAACTCCTCAAAGTAATCATCCATTGTGTCACCAAGTTCATCTACTTTATTGTTTTCTTTGGCTATTTCTAAAATTTGTTTAAATTCACTCTTTTTAAACATTATTTTTTACCTCTA